AACTCTATGCTATTCGGTTCAACAAACTGTTTCGAACCTATGAGCAATTGCTGGCGGACCGCAAGTTAATCCCATGAGTGGACATTACACGCTATATAAAGTAGACGACCCATACTGCGGTGATAGTGGCGGTATGTCTTACACATTTAAGGTTGAGTTTGATGGTCAATCTTATCAGGATTATGATAAGTCTCAAAATGCTCGACCTGAAGTTGGCAAATATATTCGAGTCGGTTCTGTCTATGCCCGTACTATGCAAGCGCAAGACTGGTGGCAGACCAACGAGATTGTAGAAATTCTTGAAGACGCACCCAAGCGTGTAAAATTCAAGACGAAGAGTGGTTCTATCTACGAATGGACGAATACATAATGGAACTGGACATGAATCCGTACTGGCTCAATGAAGACACCGTAAAAGTCGTTGAGGAAAAGTATGGCGCCAAGTACATGGGTGTTTGGTGCACGAAGAACCGTCGCGGTTTTTGGAATGAAAGTCCTGTTGATGTTTTCTATCAGCCAACTCCTGATACTGACAAGGGTCACACCAATTACTTTGGCATCTTTTATAACGGCAAGACGCCAATGATTTGCGAGGCTTCTTCTGCATTCAGTGAACCCATTTATGGTGTTCTTACTGACGAGGATGAAGTTCTTGTTTCTCGCTGTCGGCATGACTATCGTACAAAGAACGAGTACATGATTGACGGTGGGCGAGATTATCTACGGCGCAGCACAGAGGGCGATTTGGTTCGCGTCCATGTAAATGAAGACAAGTTTGAATTTATTTTGGAGGATGCATAATGCAGTACTTTACTTTTACTTTGCGTGAAGACGGAACGAATGGTGATGCATGGATTGTCCGCATTCCTGCGAGCACCAATAACCTAAGCATCGAGGGCGATCTGAGCCTTGACGAACTCTGCGACTATTTCCAGCAGTTTGTTCAGGGCTGCGGTTATCACATTCCTTCTGGTTCGCGCATCGGTGTAATCGAAAACGAGGAATAGTATATGCGCGAAGAACTGGACGCCAAACTCTGCGAAAAATACCCAGAGCTGTTTAAGAATCGCTATGCGTCACCCAAAGAATCTCTTATGTGTTGGGGATTTGATTGTGGCGATGGCTGGTACAATCTTATTGACAATCTTTGCATTCTGATTGACAATCATATCATGAATGAACGTCAGCTGGTGCGATACAATAAAGAATACCGCCAGATGCGCGAAGCAGCACTAGAAGGTGATTGGAGTTTGTTCAACAAGAGCCAAGAAAAGTTGATTGCGTCTTCAGCAGAAGACCACAGCGATTGGCTGCAAAGGCAGAGAGAGCAACTGATTGGTCCTGTGAGTGAATTTCTAGAGCAGGTAGAATGTAAGATCGAGCCTGTTACTGTAATTCAAGTAAAAGAAAAGTTTGGTGGTCTACGTTTCTACTATAATGGTGGCGACGAATATATCCAGGGCGCAGTAAGTATGACAGAACGTATGTCATACTCAATTTGCGAAGAGTGTGGCAATCTCGGTAAGCCGCGCAGTGGTGGTTGGGTCCGTACTCTATGCAGCCAGCATGCAGCCAAGTATGATTATCTAGATAATGAGGAACCCATAAATGAAGATTAAGATTGGTCCTTACAAGAACTGGATTGGACCTTACCAGATTGCGGAGAAGATCCTTTTCTGGAAAGACAAGTACGAAGATGACACCGTGCATAAGTTTGGACGGTGGCTCTCTGGCGACGAAACGGAAAAGGGATCTTGGGCTAAGAACGAAACTCCTTCTCTTCTGCTGCGGTTTTGTCAGTGGATAGAGAGCAAGCGCGAACGTAACATCAAGATCCATATTGATGGGTATGATACCTGGAATGCTCACAGCACTCTTTCTCTGATTATTGTTCCGCTGCTCAAGAAGTTTAAGGAAACTCTTCATGGCTCTCCGCTTGTCGATGATGAAGATGTACCTGAACACCTACGTTCGACCAACGCTGCTCCTAAAGAAAACGAATGGGATACGGATGAACATCATCATGCTCGATGGGAATGGGTTCTCGACGAAATGATTTGGGCATTCGAGCAGGACAACAACGATTGGGAACACCAGTTCTACAGTGGCGAAGTTGACATGCGCAGCAAGAAAACAGATGACACCAAATGGTCCGAACTAGTCGAAGGACCCAATCACACCTTTGAGGTTGATCGCCAGGGTATGGAAAAACATCAAGCGCGAATCGACAACGGTCGTCGGCTGTTCGCTAAGTATTATGAAGGTTTATGGAACTGAGGTGAATTATGAATAAGTTTGCTATTATCGGCGCAGCTGCAATCACAGCTGCGCTTTTTTCGCTTGTGGCTTGCGACAATCCTAGTCATCAGAAAGGTAAGGATGGTTACTATTTTGAGAAGGAAACTTTTACTCGAACTGAGTTTCCTGTTGAAGTTGTGCTGGTCAAGGATGCAGCTGCTATTACTGCCGAGATTAAGAAGCGCAATAATATTCAGGGCACTGTTGAACCTAAGAATGTTGCTGCGTTTTCTGTTGTCAGACTAAACGACCCAAAGTGCACTATATACATGATCGATCCTAAGAACAAGTACGAGCCTGAGTTCATTGGTCATGAATTCGTTCATTGCATTTATGGTGTTTGGCACTCGGAGCCTCAAAAGTGAAAGTGACTGTTATTACGCCGACGATCGGCAAGCCGCATCTAAAAGATTGTATTGAATCTGTTCGCGCTCAAACGTATAAGAACGTTGAGCATATCGTCGTTGTTGACGGCGAAGAACGGTGGAAAGACGCTGAACCAGTACTTCTTAGCGCAGCGTTTCCTCGCGGAAAACCAAACGAGCATGTTGTAGTTCTACCCTATGCAACAGGAACAGATCGATACAATGGTCATCGCATCTATGGTGCTATGACTTATATTGCTGATGGCGATTATCATGTTTGGCTTGATGACGACAATATGCTTGAGCCAACTCACATTGAAAGTCTTGTAAATCTTGTTACTGAGAAGAATCTAGACTGGGCGTTCTCTCTGCGAAAGATTGTAGATAAGCACGGACATTACTTATGCCATGATGACTGCGAGAGCCTCGGGCTTTGGCCATCTGTTCTAGACGAACGCGACTTCTTTGTTGACGTAAACTGCTATTTCGTAAAGAAGCAGGTTGCCGTTGGTATGTCGCCTGTTTGGTATCGTAAGTTTAGAGAACCTGGTCAAATTGAGATTGATAGGGTTATATCTGGTACATTAATGGCTCAGCAAAACAAACTCAAGTTTGATTGCACTCGAGAATATACAGTTAAGTATCGGGTTGGTAATACTGGTCTTTCTGTTCAAACAGAATTCTTTACTAATGGTAATAAAAAAATGATGGAAAAGTATAAGGGGGCATTGCCATGGAAAACCAAGCACTACCAAAATTGAAAAAAATATATGTGCAAGTCGGCGCTGGAGCAGGAGATTTAGATACAAGAGAAGATATAAATTGCAGAGATGGTTTTACTGAGTTAGTTAAAGCGCTCGATGCTTCTGAGATTGATAAGATAGTTTTGGTTGAACCTAATCCAATCAATATACCACTTCTAATTAAATGTTGGGAAAAATATAATAGTGTGATGATATGCCATATAGGGATCAGTACATCTCTTTATGCAGACTCATACATAAGGTTTTATTATGCAGAAGAAGATGCTCCACACTATCAAACATTTTCAATGAATAAGAAGCACGTGCAGGACCATTATCCCGAGTCAGAATTAAAACACACCGATGTACATTGTGTAACATTGTCTAAAGTTTTAGAAAAAACAATCGGTTTGGATGCAGAGATAGAACTTCTAGCCTTAGATGTAGAAGGAATTGATGCAGAAATCTTGCTCGACACTGATTGGAGTAAGATTAAATGCAAAAACCTATCTTTCGAGTATATACATATAACAAACGCGCTCTTATTGATTTCAATTTGCAATCATTTAGCGATGCATGGATTTAGATTTGTAGGCAAAGGCGTCGATGTAAATGGATATGATGTTATGTTTAGGAGAACTCTATGAACCCAGTAATCGTCTCAATTTTTATGGATAACATCGACGCAAAAACGCCGACACTACAGAAACAAGTTGTTGATAAGTTTAACAAGTCAAAGATTCCTCATCTTCAAGTATTGACTGACGCTTCTCCTGGGCTTACCATGAACAAGTTGTTAGAACTTTTGGAAAAGAATGGATTCGACACTATTATGTTCCTTGACATCGATGCGGTTCCCCTCAGTGAGAATGCGCTTGACTTTTTCTTTGAAAAGGCGTATAATGGTTGGGTGATTGGTGATGCACAAAGATCCAATCATATTGAAAATAGACAGCACGTGTTCGCTGCCCCACATAATTTGACATTTTCTCTTGATACATACAAGAAAGCAGGTAGTCCAAGTTTTCTTCCTAATGACAGGGGAGACGTCGCAGAAGAGTTGACTTTTGCTGCTAGAGAGCGTAATATACCTGTACACATTGTAATGCCTTTACGGTTTGATGCGCCTCCAATCAAGTTTCACTGGGAATTAGATCAAAGACCTTATTGGGCACTTGCTGATGGCATGCCAAATTATGGTATCGGGACTACTTTCGGCGATACAGAAAATGGTGATATGTTCTGGCACCTGTATCAAAGTTTTCATCCAGGACAACAAGAGCGTTTTTGGAAAAAGTGTGAGGAACTATTAAATGGCTAATCGAAGTGATTTTTTCAAGGCTAAGTTGCCGCGAGTTATTAAGCGTGCATTGATTATGGGCGAGGCTCGTGGGTTCATGACCTCACATGAGCACGGTCACGCAAAGAGATGTATGATTGACGCTCATGGAAAATATGTTATGCATAAACTGAAGCGTAATCTAGTTGAAAATCGAGACAGTGAACCTGCTGAGTAATGAACTCTCTCAGTGAATTCAAGGCATTACTTGAAGCCCATGGAATTACTGTAAGCGAATCCGTAGGTTATCAATTTAATGTTAGCAGAGATATCTGGACTATGCTCGACGGTAACTACTATTGCAACAATGTTATCGTCAAACCTAAAGACAAGTTGCAAGAATATTTAACAAGACCTAAAGGAAAGAAAAATGGCAGAGCTAAAAGCATTCAAGTTGGCAAGCGGTGAAGAAATTGTTGCCGAAGTTGTTGAACAAAACGATACATATACCACAATCAAGAATCCTCTTGGTTGTGTTATGCAGCGCGCACAGGATGGTCATCCAGTTATGGGATTCGTTCCTTGGATGCAAGCCGCTGATAGCCCATTCGATCTAAAGAATCAAATGATTGTTATCGAGGCAGAAGTTGCTTCTGATGTGAAAAACGGGTATAATCAAATCTTCGGTACAGGAATCGTCGTTCCACCAAAGCAATTGATTACGGGGTAATATGTCAGACTTCTACACCAACGTCTGCGTCTCTGGAAAGTTTATTCTTTTCAGAGGCGTAGAGAATGATAAGCGTGTCCGTCGAAAAATTGAATATCGACCAACGTTCTATCTACAAAGCCAGGAACCCTCAGAGTTCAAGACTCTTGAGGGTTCTTTCGTTAAGCCCATCCAGCCAGGCAATATTTCTGATTGCAGAGAATTTTTGGAGAGATATGAGAGTGTTGACAATTTTCCTGTCTTTGGTAATAATCGCTTTGACTATGCATTTATTGCTGATGATTACCCTGATGATATTTTGTGGGATATGTCTAAGGTACTTGTGGCTTACATTGACATCGAAGTTGGATCTGAAAACGGATTTCCTGAGCCAAGACAAGCCAATGAAGAAGTCACGGCAATCACTGTTAAGATACGTGACAATTACTTTGTATTTGGTTGTGGGGATTACACTAAGCATCGCGACGATGTGTATTATGCAAAGTGCCGAGATGAAAGAGATCTACTCACAAGATTCATGGACTTTTGGACCAGATTTTATCCCGATGTAGTTACTGGTTGGAATATCAAGTTCTTCGATATTCCGTATCTTGTCAATCGTATCACTAAGTTGTTTGATGAGGCTGAAGCCAAGAAGTTATCTCCTTGGAACAGATTGAACATGCGTGAAGTTACATTCATGAATCGCGATCATCAGTCTTATGATATTGTAGGATGCGCTGCACTCGACTACATTGAATTGTATAAGAAGTTTACTTATTCGCAGCAAGAGTCTTATCGCCTCGACAATATTGCCCACGTTGAGTTGGGAGAAAAG